GTGGTGTAAGACAAGAAAAAGAACTTACAAGTCTTAAGTGATTGAAACATTAGAGATATGTGTAGCATCTGCTATCTTTCTCACAATCATAACTGCTGAAGTTCAGTTCCTATATGGAAAATAAACATAGGGAGGGTTGCATCCCTCCTTTTTTTATGCTATAGTGAGAAAAAAAGAAACATGTGGAGTCCTGTTTGGATTTGGGAGTCTGATATACCCAGTAATATATGTGATCAAATTATTGATTGCTCTCATAAAATTCAATATCAAGATGGATTGACACAAGGTAGAAATGAAGGAAGAAACGTTAATATTAAATTCTTATATGAAGAATATAATTGGATAAATGCATTGATGTGTGGTTACGCTCAATACGCTAATTGTAAAAATTTTAAGTATGAATTGTCAAAATGTGACATGGAGGGAGTACAACTATCTAGATATCAAGTGGGACAATATTATGATAAACATGTAGATTTCAATGGTGATCCTGATACAAAATCTCATACCAGAAAATTAAGTATGAGTGTTCAACTATCAGATAATTCTTATGATGGTGGAGATTTAATATTATATTACGCAGGAGATAGATATATTGCTCCAAAATCAAAAGGGACAGTTTTTGTTTTTGATAGTAGGTTGACTCATGAAGTGACTCCTGTCACGAAAGGTGAGAGATATTCTCTTGTAAAATGGTTTCACGGTGACGAAAGTTTAAGATAACTTGCAATTATTATTTTGTATGTTATAATAATGTGAAAGAATAATTTTATGGACAGAGCAAAATTAAAACTTATGGTTCGTAACTTAGAATTATTGGTTGATGACATTAAAGCAGAAGTTTTTTCTGATGTAGAATCTTATGTTAGTCCACCACCAACAATCACACAAGATTATGACGAAATACTAGAGGATGACGATGGCTACCCAGACTAGTAGAGCAAAAAGGTTGATTAAACTATTAGAAAGACTTCTAAAAAAAGATTATCTTTATGACAAGGAACAACTAAAGTTAATTCGTGAACAATTAAAAGTTGCTAAAAATGAATTGGCAATGATTGAAGAAAAAACATCTAAGGGATTTAAATGAAAGTAAGTTTTGTAAACATAACTGCAAATCCAGAGCAAACAATGGCTTATATTGCCAGAGTGTCAAATCCTAGTAATCAGGATAATGAGAATTATGCGGGATTATTGAGATATTGCATTAAACATCAACATTGGTCTGTTTTTGAGCAATCATCGATGACACTGGAAATAGAAACTACTCGTGGACTTGCAGCACAAGTATTAAGACACCGTAGTTTTACGTTTCAAGAGTTTTCTCAAAGGTATGCTGATAGTAATTTACTGGGAGAAATTGAATTACCAGAATTAAGAAGACAAGATACAAAAAATCGTCAAAATTCAATAGATGACCTTGATCCAGCGGTTGTTGAAAAATTAGAAAAACAAATGAACACCTTGTTCAGTTCTTCTTTAGCATTGTACAACCAAATGTTGGAATCAGGTGTAGCAAAAGAGTGTGCTAGATTTGTTCTACCACTTGCTACTCCAACAAGATTGTATATGACGGGATCATGTCGTTCTTGGATACACTATATACAATTAAGAAGTGCACACGGAACTCAAAAAGAGCACATGGATATTGCAAATGCTTGTAAATCTCTTTTTGTTGAATATTATCCTACAGTAGCTGAGGCACTGGACTGGACTAAATAACTTTACATAACTTTATAATAATATGGCAACCTATCCCGTAGTTAATACAAAAACTGGTGAACAAAAAGAAGTGATGATGAGCATCACAGAATGGGATCAGTGGTGTGAAGATAATCCTGATTGGTTGAGAGATTATTCTGATCCCTCAACTATGCCAGGTGTCGGTGAAGTCGGAGAGTGGAAAGATAAGTTAAGAAAGACAAAACCAGGTTGGAATGATGTTTTACACAAAGCATCTAAATCGCCAGGTTCAAGAGTAAAAAAACTTTAATCAAATGCCAAGAAAAAAGAAGACTAATGGGGATCAACCCATAGGTATCGGTTTAACTACGAAACAAATGAAACGTAAAAAACCGATTGGAAATACTTACCTTCTTGATATTGAACCCATCACCGATAATCAAAAGAAACTTTTTGATTCATATGCAGAGGGTAAACACCTTGTTGCATATGGAACAGCAGGTACAGGAAAAACATTTATTTCCTTATATAATGCTCTCTCTGATATACTTGATGAAACCACTCCATACGAAAAAATATATTTGGTTCGCTCTTTAGTATCAACAAGAGAAATAGGTTTCTTGCCTGGTGATCATGAAGATAAAGCAGATATTTACCAAATACCATATAAAAATATGGTAAAATATATGTTTCAAATGCCTTCTGATGCTGATTTTGAGATGTTATACGGTAATCTCAAGGCACAAGACAGTATAAAATTCTGGAGCACATCATTTATCCGTGGAACTACTTTAGATAATGCAATCATCATAGTTGATGAATTTCAGAACTTAAACTTCCATGAGTTGGACTCAATTATCACTCGTGTTGGTGAAAATAGCCGAATTATTTTCTGTGGAGATGCAAGTCAAACTGATTTGGTCAAAACAAATGACAGGAATGGCATACATGATTTTCTTAACATCTTGCGTAAAATGCCATCTTTTGATATAATAGAGTATGGGATTGATGATATAGTTCGTTCTGGACTTGTCAAAGAATATATTATTGCAAAATTAGAAGTCGGACTTTAATGTTTAATCATGTAGAAATTGATCTTCCAAAGTTATCAAGGGAAACTATTGATGGAGTACGTTATTATAATGTACCTGATGAAGATGAATTAATTAAATTAGTTTCAATTACATCTATTACTAGTCATTATAATAAAGAAATCTTTATTAACTGGCGAAAGAAAGTTGGTAATGAGGAGGCAGACCGAATTACAAAGGCAGCAACCACCCGTGGAACTGATTTTCATACCCTTACTGAACATCATCTATATAATGATGAGGAGTTACCAAAGGTTCCTCCGATTTCAGATTTTCTGTTTAAGGTCGCCAAGGGGAAAATTAATAACATAAATAATATTTACGCTTTAGAGGGTGCTCTCTATAGTAAACAACTTGGCATTGCTGGAACTGTTGATTGCATTGCAGAATACAATAAAGAACTAGCGATAATCGACTTTAAGACTTCTAAAAAACCAAAACCAAGAGACTGGATTGAACATTATTTTGTCCAGTGTATGGCATACGGTTGTATGTTATATGAATTAACGGGTATATCTGTTAAAAAATTAGTAATTATCATGTCCTGTGAAAATGGAGAATGCATCGTCTATGAAGAGTACAACAAAGCAAAGTATATCAAACTCCTCGGAGAATACATTAACAAATTTATTCAAGATAAACTGGAACTCTATGGAACCGAATAAAGAGCTGGAACAGGCAATCGAGAATAAATTCTTGACTCCTTCTAAGTTTGCAATGGAAATTGAAAAGATTGTTGCCGAAGAGCAAGATTTTAATTATATTGATGCAATCTGTTACTATTGCGAAACTAACAATATTGAGGTAGAATCAGTATCGAAGTTAATATCTAAACCTTTAAAGGAAAGATTAAAATGGGATGCAACCCGTCTTAACTTCATGAAACCTACATCAAGAGCAAAATTACCTTTATAATGCCTACACAATCTGAATTAATGCACTATCGTCTACAAGCGATGTTGCGTGAACATACATTTCGAGATTTAGAATATCTTGGAGTAAGACCTGACAGTATCGGTGTGGAACAACACTGGTATCGCATTGGGGAAGTTGAAGTTCCCGTTGATGCAATTGAAGAACTTGGTAATATGGAAGAAGTTGATGAAAGTGACACCATTTGAAACGTATCAGTCATATCTATCAATGAAAAATCATTTTACAAATCGTAAATATGATTTCTTTAGGTATGGTGGAAAATCCAGTGCTACAGTTACCTCATTTAATAAGAGAAAAGATAAGTATTGGTTTGAAAAAACATCAAGAAAGTATTCCGATGATGAGATTGTCAATTTTTTATTGGCTAACTTTGTAAATACAGATAATCCAAAAAATCTGTGGATAGGAGAGATTATTAACTCTGGAGAGAGAACATATTCTGATTGGATGAAAAGACAGCAAAGCATGTCTTATATGTTTAAGGAGCAATCAAATGAATTATTAGATGATAATAATTTAGACGAGATATTAGAGTGTAAGAGAGGTCATCCGATAATACTAAAACGATTTTTAGGTGGAGATATATCTTTAGAGACGTTTGTTATATTTGACATTATTTTTGCATTTTCGGAGAGGTTTGATAAAAAATTAAAAGACCCAGTATGGGAAACTATTAGTCTTAAAATTAAGAAGTATAAACCTTTCCTAAATATAAATGTGTTCCAATTTAAAAAAATCTTAAGGGAAATTATTAATGAGTGAATTTTTTGATTCTGATATAGTCAAAGAAGGACTAGAAGATATTCACGGACTACAATCCGAGATATACGGAAATGCCTTCAAATTTGGCACTATGAGTCGTGAAGACAAACTTGAGCATATTGAAAAACTTACTGATTTGCTTGAAAAACAAAAATTAATGTATACACGCATTAGTTTATCAAAAGATCCAGAGGCAATTGAGTTAAAGGAGCACTTAGAAAAATCAGTTGAACTGATGGGTTTCCCAGAAGGAACTGATATGTTGCTTTTATTCAGTGGTATGTCAAATACTATTGAGAATCTTAAAAACTCTATTGACAATTGATTATTCATCTGTTATAATCCAATTATCCAAAATATCCAATTTATCCGAGGTATCCAAATGTCTTTTAAAGACCTAAAAAAACAGTCTAAACTTGGCTCACTTACTGCAAAGTTAGTAAAAGAAGTCGAGAAGATGAACAACACGGGCGGTAACGCTGATGACCGTATCTGGAAGTTAGATGTAGACAAAGGAGGTAACGGTTATGCTGTTATCAGATTCCTACCTGCACCCGAAGGTGAAGATTTACCATTTGTAAAACTATATTCACACGCATTCCAAGGTCCTGGTGGATGGTTTATTGAGAACTCACTCACTACTCTTGGACAGAAAGACCCAGTTTCCGAGTATAATTCATTACTCTGGAATAATGGTACTGACGCAGGAAAAGAAACTGCAAGAAAACAGAAGCGTAAGTTAACTTACGTCTCTAACATCTATGTTGTGAAAGACCCTGCTAATCCTGAGAATGAAGGTAAAGTATTTCTATACAAGTATGGAAAGAAAATCTTTGACAAACTCACTGCAGCAATGCAACCAGAGTTTGAGGATGAGGAAGCAATCGATCCATTCGATTTCTGGCAAGGTGCTAACTTCAAGTTAAAAGCAAAGAATGTTGCAGGATACAGAAACTATGAT